TGTTAGTAATCTGAGAGAGATCTATTCTTTCTTTTTTAATTTGAAATCTTATATTTTCTAAAACTTGGTCAGGTATTTGTGTAGTTTCTTTTGCTTGAAATTGAGCAAGAATTTCTCTAAAATGATTAATTCTTTTATAAGCATAAAAACACACTTCTTTTGGAGGTTCTTTATAGGAAGGTTTTTCATTTTCAATTAAAAATTTAGTATTACTGCTGCAATTATTACAAACTAAAATTCCTTCATATTCTATAGGAATTAATTCACCTTTTTTACAAACATTACAAATATCAGTTGGAAATATATAATTATTTTGATCAATAAAAGTTTCATTAATATTTTGAAAATAAGATTGGATAGAATTTAATGAATCATAACTTTTAATAGATTGATTATCGGTGGATATATTAAAAAAATTATTTAAAGATTTTACTTTTTCATTATTTAATCTATTAGATATGTTTTTTTTACTTTCAAAATAATCAAATATATGTTGCATATTTTGTAGATAATATTGTTTTTTTTGACATTTGTAATATTGTTTTTCTTTTTTGAGAAGTTCTAGGTTTTCTTCAACCTCTAATTTTTTTTCAATTGATAAATCTAAATTTTGTAATTGGGATTTTAACTCAGAAATTTCAGTATTCAATTTAGGAATAATTATGTTGTCATTTTCATAAAAAGTATTTTGGAAATCTTTATGTTTACTATCTAATGTTTCATTTTTCTTTTCATCTATAATTAATTTTTTACAATTTTTAGGCTTAAAATTAGGCATAGTTATATTTAAATATAAATATTTAATAATTTTTATATTAAGATTTCTCTATTAAATTATTTATTACTATATATAATAAAATTAATTTTATAAAAAATAAAAAATCTATAATGTTAATAGGTAATAAAATCAATAAATTTAAAATAGTGTGTTAATATTATTTTAAATAAATTAATAAATTGTTTTGCATAATTTTTTTTTCTTTAGCAATATTATAATAACATGGGAGGAGGATTAATGCAACTTGTTGCCTATGGTGCTCAGGACGTTTACCTTACTGGTAATCCCCAAATTACCTTCTGGAAGGTTACATACCGCAGATATACTAACTTTGCTATGGAATCTATTGAACAGACATTCAACGGACAGGCTGACTTTGGTCGTCGTGTAACCTGTACAATTAGCCGTAATGGTGATTTAGCTTTCAGAACTTATTTACAAGTTACACTTCCTGAAATTAATCAGTCGATGAAAAACAACCCCAATGTTAACCCTACTAATGTTGGCGGCTATGGAATTACCGATCCTACTGGCTTACCTAGATTTGGAAATGATGTTTATGCCAGATGGCTTGATTTCCCTGGAGAGCAGTTAATCTCTCAGGTTGAAGTTGAAATTGGTGGTCAGAGAATTGATCGTCAGTATGGTGACTGGATGCACATTTGGAATCAGCTCACTCTTACATCGGAACAGGAACGTGGTTACTACAAGATGATTGGTAATACTACACAGCTTACCTTCATCACTGATCCCTCGTTCTCGGACATTGATGGTCCTTGCGACTCCAATGCGCCTAGACAGGTTTGCACACCCAGAAATGCGCTCCCTGAAACAACTTTATACATTCCTTTCTTATTCTGGTATTGCCGCAATCCTGGTCTTGCCCTTCCCTTAATTGCTCTCCAGTATCACGAAGTTAAGATTAATCTTGACATTCGTCCTATTGATGAGTGCTTATGGGCTGTTTCCACTCTTTCGGATTGCCAGAATGGTGCCAGTGTTAAAGTTACCACAGCTTACAATCAGTCTTTAGTTGCGGCGTCGCTCTATGTTGACTATGTTTTCTTAGATACTGATGAACGTAGACGTATGGCTCAGAATCCCCACGAATATTTAATTGAACAGCTTCAGTTCACTGGAGATGAGTCGGTTGGTTCGTCTTCCAATAAAATTAAGCTCAATTTCAATCACCCTTGCAAGGAGCTTATCTGGGTAGTCCAGCCTGATTCTAATGTTGATTACTGTTCGTCGCTTCTCTGCGGTGAGCTTCTTAACAGAATCTTAGGTGCTCAGCCCTTCAATTACACTGATGCGGTTGATGCTCTTCCTAATGCTGTTCACTCGTTTGGAGGTCCTAACTCGATTGCTGGTGGTGGTGGCGGTGCTCCCACTTCCAATGCATTCATTGGTCCTGATGGCCTCTTTGTTGATGCTGGAGCTGAAGATGTCACTGGAGCTTGGTTATGGAATACAGTTGGCGTTGAACAAGGTTTAGACTTCTTCGCTAACCATCCTGATTTAGTTCCTGGTGGCCCGGCCCCCGCTCCAGGCAACCGAGCAGTAGGTACAAGCACATATGGTGTTCCCCACACAGGCTATGATCAGGGAGGTGCTCCTAATATTGATGTTCCAAAGGATCCCACTCTTAGAGGTGGTGCCTACACTGTTCCTCACTTAGCTCACTCTGAAGGACAGCCTGACCAGTCTACTGTTTCGGATGCGGGCACATTCGTTCTCACAGAAACTTCGCTCTACCTCCACTGCGGGGGTGAGAATCCCGTTGTCACTGCCAAGCTTCAGCTTAACGGCCAGGATCGCTTCTCGGAGCGTGAAGGAACATACTTCGATTTAGTCCAGCCCTACCAGGCGCACACCCGTAACCCCGACACTGGTATCAATGTCTACTCGTTCGCCCTCCGCCCTGAGGAACACCAGCCCTCTGGCACTTGCAATTTCTCGAGAATTGACAATGCTACCCTTCAGCTTGTCCTCTCGAATGCCACTGTTGAAGGTACATCGACCGCCAAGGTTCGTGTCTATGCCACTAACTACAATGTTCTCCGTATTATGAGTGGTATGGGTGGATTGGCTTATTCAAATTGATTTTAATTAAACGAGTTTCTTATATAATTAAAAATTGATTTAAAGAAATATCATATTATTATATTATAATATGATATACAACTATAATGAAAAAGAAAATTATTTTATTATTCATTATGGTGATGATATTAAAATAATTGTTGATTCTAATCAATTACCTACTTTATTAAATTTTAATAAAAAATTATTAATTGATTCAAGCGAAACATATCCATATTATAATGCAAATTATAAAAAATTTAATATTATAAAAATTCTATACAATTATTTACCTTATAATATAATTATTTCTTTTAAAAATAATAATAAATATGATCTTAGAAAAATTAATGTATCTTTTATTCATGCATATAATGATACTATTAAAGATTTATTTAAAATTATAGATTATATACCTGGACATACAAATACCTTTGGAAAAGATGCAAATATAATGAAAAATCCAATTTGGATTTCGGAAAATGGAGATTACATAATGTATTGTGAACCAGAAACTCTTTGTATATTATGTGATAAATCTTTTAAAATAATTAAAGACTTTGAAAAAAATCAAATGTCTGGAATAAATATTACTTTTTGGAAAGGAGAAAATGGTTATATTGTATCTAGTCATAATAACTTATATATTCATCAAATTATTATAAATTGCTCAAAAAATGGAAAAGGAACAAAAGAAATTAGTATAGATCATATTGATCAAAATCCTCTAAATAATAAATATGATAATCTTAGAATAGCTACTAGAGAAATGCAAGAAAAAAATAGTAAAGGAATTAAAGAAGGAACTAAAAGAGAAAGATCTAAAAATGCACGTAATCTTCCTGATGAAATAACTCAAGACATGATACCTAAGTTTGTTTATTATGTAAAAGCTAGAGATAGTCATGGAGAACATTTTGTAATTGATAAAAAACACCCTTTAACTGATAAAGATATAAAAGGTACAAAAAGTAATAAAAAAACTATAATAGAAAAATTAGAAGAAATAAAAGAAAAATTATATAATCTTGAAAATGGAATTAAAACTGAAGCCAGTTTTATTTTACCACAATACTATCGTTTAGGAAAAAATAGAGGAGATCCCACATTATTTTATGAAAAAAGAACCAATGAAAAAAGATATGGATATTTAATGAAATTAAAAGAAGATAAAGTAGATGAAGAAATATTAAAAAATTTTAATAAAAAATTATTTATAAAATATCCGGAATTAGATACTTGAAAAATTTATTTATATAGTACAATTAATCTTTGAGTATTCTAAAAATAGGTCTAATTCAATATACTTATCTATTTGTTCTTGAAGACGAATTTCTTTATCAACACATAAAAGTTGATACATAATAAAGATAACAAAGATTAAATATAGAAATACTGATCCTACTTGTCTAAATTGTTCAAAATTAATAGGAACAGTACTCGAATTAAGCATTTTAAATATAATAAAATTTATAATATAATTTTATTATTACCATAAATATTCATGACTTAATATTTTAGGATTATAATAACCATGACTTTTTCTAATTTCTTTTTTGATAGCAACTCCACGTTTTTTAGTTCCAGAATGTCTAGAAAAATAATTTTCTTGTCTTTTTCTTGTTAAATGATTTAGTTTTGAATATAAATGTAAAGGAGTTCTATCTTTATACTGTTGATATCTTCTATCGCCAAAATTTATTCTTCTTATTTTATGGGTTTTTTTATTACGAACAAATGCAGTATATTTTTTTGGAAAAGGGCCTCGTTGAAATTTCATAATTGTTTCTTTCATTTATATAATTAATATATAAAAAATTAATTATATAATAATATATGGCATTATCTAATTTGGATAAAGATGTAAGTACAAGACTTTTTAAAATGTTATCTTTAAATGATGATCATCAAATAGATACAATAAAAAATAATTATTCTGGATATGGACAATTAATGCTATTGGCTGAACAAATTGCTAATCTGCAATTGAAAGCTAAAGAAATTATAAATAATATAAGTATAAATGATCATTTACATTCATTAGATATGACTTGTAAAAAAGTAGTTGGAAATTATTATTATCATTATAAAATAAACAATAAAGAAATTTTATCTATAATCTCTCCAGAAGAATGGAATAGATCTAGTGATGAGATGATATTTTTAGGAAAATATCTTTATAATTTTGATAATATATTTTATCTACAATAGTTTTTTTTTGTTTTTTTTTACTTTAATTGTAAATTTTGGTCTACAACACTCACAATCCTCACCTTCTATTTCTTGACATAATTCACAAGATGGTATACTATTATCACTTTTACAATTTAAAAATGGATATTTTTCATATAATTTAAATATAGCAAGTTCTTTCATTTTAGCTTCAATCATAATATCAATATTTATTCCATATTTTTTAGGAATTTGTAATAAATAGTTTGGTATAACTTCTATATAATCGCTATGATGACCTATTTTACCAGAACCTTGTTCACTTACGTGAAATTTAGGTTTAATATTTCTTTTTTCAAAAGTTTTTAATATTAAAGGAATATAATATTCAGGATCTTTAAAACATTCTTCTGGATGTAATTGTTTGTAACATTCAAAATGATGAGTATCAAATACAATTGGTATATTAACTTTTTCGGCTATATCTAAACAATCTTGGATTGAAAAATTCTTTTCACAATTTTCTAATACTAATCGATTTTTAATATGGTCAGGCAACATTAAATACCTTTCACACCATCGGAGTTTTGTTTTTTCTTTATCTTTAAAAACTCCACCTCCATGAATTACCATTACTGAATTATTATCTAATTCCATTAGATCTAATACCGAAGCATGATAATCCAAATCAAGTTGTGTATTATTAAAAACTTCTAAATTAGGTGAAGCAATAACATTATATTGTCCAGGGTGAAAAGTAAGTCTTTGATTATATTTTTTGGCTAAAAGTCCAACTTCTTTCAATAAATCTTTCGCAAAATCGAAATCATAATGTTGAGCTTTTGGATTGGATTTATGTGGAAATAATTCACTACTAAGTCTAAAAACTTTTATACCATTTTCTTCATTCCATTCAATTAGTTTTAAAGTATCTTTTAAATTTTCAATAATTTTTTCTTTTAAAAAATCTACTCCCTTATCTTTTAATGTCTTTAAGATAATAGATCTTGAAGAAAATACCGATGGTTTTTGTTCTCTCATTGTCAAATTTAAACAACATAAACCTAACTGTATTGGTTGGTTATTACTCATCTTTAAGAAAATATATATTTAATAATTATTATCAATTTTATATTTATAACTAATATATATATGGAACCGCGTGATCAAAAGCTATATAATGAAACAAAAAAAAGAATATATAAAAAAATCAAAAAACACAGCGCATATAGAAGTGGTGTATTAGTTCAAGCTTATAAAAAGAGTTTTAAGAAAAAATATGGAAATAAAGATCCATATATAGGACATAAAAATCGAGATAAAGGATTAGCTAGATGGTTTAGAGAGAAATGGAGAAATCAAAGAGGAACTGTAGGTTATAAATATAAAAATGATGTTTATAGACCTACTAAAAGAATTACAAAAAAAACACCTAAAACATTTAAAGAATTAGGAAGAAAGAGAATAAATAGAGCTAGAACAATTAAATATAAAAAGGGAAGAGTTGAGAGATTTTAAATTTTTATCTATTAATCCAATCAGGATCTAAAACATCTTTAATTTTTCGTAATTTAATATTATGAGCCCAATAAACTGTTTCTAAAGTAGGATGCATTCCTGCATCAGAATGAAAAGCATCAAAAGTAACAAATGTTTTTTCCCCTATTCCATATCTATCTTTATGATTTCCAATAGGAATTTTAGTGCCTTTAATAAGATGTTCTGGAAAAAAGCAAAACTCAATACCATTTATACCACCGAAGCGGTTGTCATCAACTACTAATTTACCATAACTTCCTCCATGTTCAGAATTTTCATAAAATTCCAAAATTTGACCAATTACACGTTTATGCATAATTTTAGCTAATGGAGGATCACTCCAATAAAATCTTTTCTTATACACGTCTTCCATTTATATTAATACATAACAAATAAAATTTCTCAATATATTTTATGCAAGATTGCTGTAAATTAAAAAGTTATAGCGCAAAAAAATGTATAAGAAAAGATAAAAAAGTATTTGATTTACCAAGAAAATTTTCAATTAAAAAATGTAAAGGAGAAATAAAAGGTTTTACAATGCGATCTTCGTGTGCTCCATTTAAAATGTGTAAAAAACAGAAAGGTGGAACTAAAAAACAATTTTTATTTAATCCCAAAAATCCAAAAAAATCATTTGATGTCTACATAGATAAAAATCCAAAAGATACAATTAAGATTAAATATACAACAATAAATGATGTTAAAAATACTATTAAAAATTTAGAGAGATTATATAAAAAAGGAAAATATTCTCATAAAAGAATTTGGCAAGTTGGAATGATATTAAATACTAGGTTAAAAGTATTATATAAATATAGAAAAACTAGATATAAAAAAGCCAAAAATATACCTCAAAGATTTAGATTAGCAAATAGGTATTTTAAATTTTTAGGAAAAAGAACAAAAGTTAA